CACCAGACAAAGTGTCAGCAGTTATTTGTCTTACTAAAAGCTCAAATAAAAGGCCCGTATTTTTATACTTAGAATGTTTGATTCTCATTGATAGGCTTTTTTATAAATATATAAGTTTCTTATTCCTTTAAATTACCTTCATCTAATAGCGACTCATCTTGCTCAAATACTAGCTGTTTGCGATTTATCGGAATCTTTTTAAGCATATCTTTATTTTGTAAGTAAGTTGTTCGAGCTTCTAAAGCCATAGGGGAACCTCCTTTGTACGTGGGTCTTATTGAATCTGACTCGTTTTCTTTGCCTTTCATTCTATCAACCCCTAATCTGTCTTTACCAAAAGCATTGTCTTGGGTATTAATATTAGAAACTTTTTCCTCAGGGCGACCTAATTCTTTTTCGTTGTATCCAGCAGGAACATTATCAGGTTCATCATAATATCTACCCTTACCATATAACGAAGCTAAATCGTGTGGGGTACCATACGATTGTCCTGTTTCTACTGGGTCGTTTCCTTCTGCTTCTATTTGAGTTAATCTAAAGGTGCGTTTAGCATCTTCTCTAGATAAATCTCTAAATTCATTGTATTCATCTTCACTCATATGGAAAAGATGATCGTATATAAAGTCTGAAGGGAATAGTTTAGTTTCCATCATTTGTTGGGCTAAATCCATTTTTTCCTTCATTAATGCTACTCTTTCCTGATCATAGATTATTGAAGGAGTAGTTAGATTGAGTTCAAAATTAACCAAATCATCACCATCATATCCTTGTGTATAAAGATGAACAATAGCAATCTTGTGTAATTCTGAGAGTATGATTCTTTGAATACGCTCAATAGTACGGGCGAATCTAATATCTTCAGCTGCTAATGTAGCTTTACCGTCTGTATTTTCATCGTATCCCAAAAATGCTTTGGGAATTTTTAAAGCAGCAAATAATTTATCTCTTAGATATTCAACATCTGTTATACCATCATATTGTAAACCAGGGGTTGTATCTATTTTTGTTGTAGTATCATTACCTCTCATAGGAATATAAAAATCCTCTAAGAGATTTTGCATATTATATTTTAAATTGTAATCCCCTGTTTGTTGGTCAATATATGGGGTACGTTTCATTTTAGAGATAGTTTTTTGCATAAAATTTTCTACCTCAGCAGGTGGGATGGCACCTACATTTATATAAAAGATACGCTTTTCAGGGGCGCGAACAATTCTATGGACTAACATAGCATCCTCCATCAAAGTATATTGTTTAAACAATTTGCGAGCTGGTTCTACATAACTTCTACCATATGGAAGATAATTTACATCTGATAAAAGTCTAAAATGAGCAATTTCATAATTATCAAAATAAATGGCTCTATTATTAGCTGTATTTCCTCCCGCACTTTGTAGACCACCAAAGTATCCACCATATTCACCCCCACCACTTAAACCATCTGGGTCGAATTTAAATTTAACTTCTACTTGGTGGTTATTAGTTTCACTAATTTTTTCTTCTCTAACAATATTGTAAGCAGTGTAAGGAATTACATTATAAACACCAAACTTTTCCGCTATTTCTAATTTAAGAAAGAAATCACCGTATTTACACATTTGGCGAATCCACATCCATAAGTTAAATTCTATATTTAAAACATCGTAGAAAAGATTATATAGAATTTTTTGTAATGCTTCATCAGATGATTTAATTTGAAGCACCTCACCCATAGCATTTTTAAGAGTGGATTCATCTGCTAATATATCTAAAGCAGAAGCGATAATAGCATCAGTATCCATCGCTTCATAATCAGAGTACAATTGTGTTCTTAATGTTTGATAATTAAGAGCAGGGTTATAAACAGGCATTTGATTAGTAGTGTACAATCTATTGTACCTATCAATCATTGAATTAGTTTCAACCTGTCCTGTTTGTTGGTAATTACTAAAATCTAATACTTTTAGTTTATCTCCCCCTACATTACGAATCAGTACGTCTGTAGAGAATAATCTTTTTAATCTTGTAAATACGCTTGTATCAGCCATAATATATTAATATATGAATAAATATTACAGAAGCCAACTAAAGTCCTCAGTTCCCCCCTTTCCATTATCCATATGATAAGGATTATCTTGACCCGTAGAAAAATAGGCACCTTGATATTGGGTAGTAGATTTATGAAACGATCCTAAAGCAGCTTTTGTAACATCTAATCCGTGTTGTCTAAATTTAAGTGCGGTATCTCGTACATATAAGCCAATACCAAAGCTCATTATCAAATCATCATTATAACCAGTTTGTGCTTCTGCTCTACCATACTTCCAGATGAACGTTTTCATTTCTTCTACTAAACGTTTTGATTGTATAGTAACTCCTTTGTCAGCAACGTATTCTTGGAATTTACCTATAACCATAGGGCGGGTTCTAGATGACATTGTAAATCCTGCTGTCATACTTGAATTATTTTCATAATTCTGTAGGTATGAATCTACATTAACTTGGTCTGATTTAGGGGAATAGTAAAGATTAGGATAATTTCGTTCAATTATAGTTTGAATTGTACTCCACCCTATGTTAGCATTTTCTACTACTAACAAAGCATTATTGTATTCTGTTGCTATTGCTGTGAGTATATTACCAAAATCTTTAGTTGATACTTGCCCTTTATATTCACCTACTTGTATAGCATTTTCAATATCAAAAATATGGAAAGCTGAGTAGTCTTTACCATCACCTCTAGCTACATCAGCTGATATTAAGTATTGTCTTGTGTAATCAGCTGGTTCCCAGATCCATAAGTTTTGGTCAACACCTCGTCTTTCAAGGGGTTCTCTGAGTGTGGTTTTTTCTATAAATTCTAAATATTCAGGATAAAATACTACATCACCAGAAGTACTAAAATCACAATCACATTCCTGAGCTGCCATTCTAGGATCACCCAATAATTCATCTTGCCTATCCCTCCATGCTTGGTCTCGTTCTGGATGGACATACCAAGGTAATTTAATAGGTAAAAATTCATTTTCTGCCGCCTCCGCTCTTGCCCATGTTTGGTGAAACCAATTACCAGTACCATAAGGAGTAGATAATGCAATACATCCACCACCAGTTGCTAATGTTTGTTGAGCTGAGGCCCAAATTTCTCCAATATTATCAATAAAAGCTGCCTCATCAATTAACAGTAAAGATACTGCTTCTGATCTACCTGCATCTGAACTTGCTGAAGTGGCTTTAATTTGGGATCCATTTCTTAATCTTAAAGTTAATTTATTATTTTCATCTGCATCTACTTTTAACCATGAAGGTAAATTTTCATACATAAATTTTACCTTTGTAACCATGTTTTTTGCTGTTTCTTGTTTTGTAGCAATACAAAGAATATTTTTATCCTTAGCAAATAACATTAACCATAAAGAATAACCAGCTGTTAAAGTAGAAATACCTAACTGTCTAGATTTTAAGATAATCGAATAGGGATTATCTCTCATTAATGTTAATACTTTTTCTTGGAATGGGTAAAGATTGAATTGTATGCGTCCTCTTTGTGGGTGTTGAATATAACAATATTTGCGCATAAAGTGAACTGGGTCTTTAGCACATCTAAGATATTCTTGACGTATTACTTTTTTTATTTCGGACATTTACTTTACTAATAATACTGCAGCTACCACACCTACTATACCTGCACCCATAGTTAATTTATTTTTTAATTTTTGCTTTTTTAAATCAGCTTCTAATCTTGCAGTTAATTCTCTAGATAAAGCTACTTGATTAGCTTGCTGATTAATAATACCTTCGTAATTATTAATTTGCAATCTCAAATTTGTAACTAAATCAGTTTGTGATAATAATTTATTATTAGTTTCAGTCAAAACCAATTGCATTGTTTCTATTTCAGACCCTAACCCATCAAATTGGATAAGATCTTTAATTACCAATTTGGCAACAGGTTTAGTTAATTGAATCTTGGTGCTGTCCTTCGAGGATGTGTCTGTAGCGTTCTGCGAAAAAACGTTCAAGCTCATCATCACCAAAGAAATCAACAGCATCAACTTTTTGCTTTGTTTCATTTTTGATAACATTTATTCTTACGTTAAGTTTATTAATTTTAGCATCATATTCAGCTATTTTAACTTCTAGTAGCTTAGATTCATTTACTAATTCATCATTTTCACTGTGGAGAGAATCTACTTTTGCTTCTAATGCTTCTATTTTAGCATTATATTCATTTACATAGTCTTCTCTTTCACCAAAGAAATGATAGACTAAAATGCATGCTCCTATTATAACGAATAATGGATAATTTTTCTTTAACCATTTAAACATAACTTATTATTTAACTTGTTTTAATTTCTCATATTTAGCTTTAGCATCTAAATATTCTGCACTTTGAGATATTTTTTTCATCATCTGTAGTGCTGCTTTTTTAGCTGAATCTCCTTCAGCATCTTTATACATTTCAAGATGTTTTTTTAAATCTTTTTGTAACCTTTTATAATTATTTATTACTTGGTCTTGTTTAGAAGCTTTTTTTTCTATTTCAGAATCTCCAGCAGGTGCATCCTCATCTTCTTCTGTAACTTTAATTACATCGTCTTTATCTGCTGTTTGTTTTACTTTAGCTAAATCTTCAGGTGAAGTTTCAATTGTTGCTTCTTCCATGGATGATTCTAAAACATCTAAAGCATTTTTTAAATCACGAATAGCTTCATCTTGTCCTACATTTCTGTATTTCATGAATCTGCTTACAGCTTGTTTAGCCATTCTTACTTCTTCAGATGAAGGACTTTCATTTAAAGTGCTTAAAATTTCTTCTTTAATAAAAGTAGTTAATTCTGATTTTTTCATTATAATAGGTTTTATTATAAATATGTTAAAGACCAGTAATATTCAATATTTGTTGAATACGTTCATCTGTAGATCCAGATATTTGATTGATATTATCACATAAATGGCTATATCTTTTAATTAAAGTAGTAATAGTAAAATCGATTATATCTCTATAATGCTCATCAGTTTCTCTTACACCATTATCTTCAATAGCAAGCCCATGAGGAGAAATATAAAAAATATGATCATATTCTCTAATAAATTCTTTCGCATAATTTTC